TCAATATATGAGAATGAAACGTAAAAGACAGACAGAACGAGAAGAATTGGATATACTTAAGAAGGATATTGAAGAAATCAAATCGTTACTTAGGGAGCTTACAAATGGATCCAAATGAAATTACATTGGACAATCTTTCTAAAAGTTTTGAATATACAAAACTCGCTAAAGAAATTGATTCTTGTGATGATAGGCAAATTTTAAAAGATATTGCCAAATCTTATGCCAAACTTTATTTAAAGCAACAAGAAGTTGTTGGTAGATTGGGACTTGAAGGAATATAAATATATTTACATCCTGATCTGTATATCATAAATGGCTGAAATTAAAGTCAGAGTAGGTCAACAACCAGCAGTAAAAGTAATATCTTCTCTTGCAGGTGCCCAGGGTCTCTCTTTGGCGGAGCTCAGTGATGTTAGTGCTTCTAACTTGCAGAATGGTATGGTGCTTGTTTACAACAGTAGCATCAGAAAATGGGAGGCAACACTTACCCTGACGCCAGGCGCAACGCAGAATTTAGACATCAACGGAGGAAATTTCTGACATGGCAAGTATTATTAGGATTAAAAGATCCTCAGGTACTAGCAAACCAGCTACTTTACAATGGGGTGAATTTGGTTATGTAACTGGTATTGGTAGTTACGGAGGAACAAACCAATATAAGGACAGAGTTTTCCTTGGAGATGATGGTACTAACGCCAATCCTATTGGTGGTTATTACTACACCTCAATGATGGAGCACACCCCTGGTAATATACCAGCGGCGTCTCATAATACTAGAAACCAAGACAGGGGTGTTGTTGCCATCATGGCACCTGCAACAAACTCTGGTTTGGGTGGTGCCGAATCACTTAAGGTTGATCAGTGGAACGTAGACAACCTTAGAATAGATACTAACACCATTTCATCTACTAATACTGATGGAGATATCATCCTTGATCCACATGGATCTGGAGAGGTTGTTATTCCTGATGATACCTTCCTCACATTTGGTAATGATAAAGATGCAAAGATTGAATATGATGAAAATGGTGTCAATGGGATACAGGTAACAGGTGCTGCGTGGACTTATAATACTCAAGTCAATATCACCACTGGTCTTAACATTGGTAATATCGGCATATCTTCAAATGTCATTTCCACCAATGCAGGTGGTGGCAACGAACTTTACATTGATCCATATCCCGATGGATTGAGTAATGAAGGTAAGGTTATTATCAAAGGTGACTTACAAGTTGATGGTACTACAACAACTGTTAACTCCACAACTTCAACATTAAACGATGCTATCTTCCACCTCGGTGATGTAACCAGCACCAGAACGGTGATGGCAGAGCATACCAGTGGAACTAATGTAATTACTTTAGATTCTGTTGTTGGCATCAACACTGGAGATATCATTGCTCATGGAAGTATTCCCAATAATACTTCCATTACTGCTTACAACACAGGAACAAAAGTTGTTACGATGTCAGCAAGCTCAACTGCTGGTATCTCAACAACTGAACAGGTTACTATCACACATGCATATGATAGTAATACTGATAGAGGTATTTCTTTTACATATAATACAAGCACTGGAACTGCAAATAACAAGGATGGTTTCTTTGGTTTTGATGACAGTTCTATTGCAGATAGTGCTGCTGATGCAGACAATCACGGCACTCATGCTGATGATAGCAGAAGATGGACCTATGTCCCTGATGCAACTATTTCAAATAGTTTGGTAACAGGAACTAAAGGTTTCCTGGATATCAAAGGTATCTATTATCAATCTGGTGATTTTGCAACTGGTGGTGTTGTATTCTTCGATGACACTGGTCTTCAAAGATCTACAAACGCACCTGCTGCTCCAGTTATTACTTCTAAGCAAGTTCTAACTGCTATCACCAAAAATACTTTAACTCTTGGTGCAAATATTACTGCAGCAACTGGTGATATTATCAGACAAGATAGTACCAATGCATATGGTGTTGTTGAATCTGGAGTTACTAATAGTAGCACTGTCAACTTGATTGGTGTTGAGGGAACATTTAATACTTCAAACAATTTGAGAAGAGAAGGACAAAGTGGCGCAATCGCTAACCTTGCTTCAGTTCCTAGTGCAGTTTCTGTAATATATACTAATAAGCCCCATTGGACTTCAACAATGGACGGGGGTACATTCTGAGGTAATTAATGGAAAATCAAAGTGAAGTGGATGTTAATGTTCTCATTAAAATATACAATTCTAAACTAGCAGCAGTATCAAATCAAAACGTTCTTCTTGAGGCAAAGTTAGCAACAATGTCTCAAGATTTTCAAGAACAAATAAATGCTCTGCTTCAAGAAAATGCAGACCTCAAGGCAAAATTAGAAGGTTAATATGGCAAAACCATCAACTAGGCAAGGACTAATCGATTATTGCTTGCGTCAACTTGGTGCTCCAGTGTTGGAAATCAACGTGGATGATGATCAGATTGATGATCTAGTTGATGATGCAATTCAATATTTTAATGAACGCCACTATGATGGTGTTGAAAAAATGTATCTCAAGTATGAGATAACTCAAGGAGATATTGATAGAGGACGTGCTGCTTCTTCAGCAGGATCAAATACAGTTGATCCAAAAGCAGGTGTTGGAGTAACCTTTACAACAGGAACTTCTACTATAGTTGGAACAGCAACTACTTTTAGTTTCTACGAAAATTCAAATTATATTCAAGTTCCAGACTCTGTTATTGGAGTTGAAAAAATATTTAAGTTTGATACTAGTTCCATCTCAGGTGGAATGTTCAGTATTAAGTATCAACTATTTTTGAATGATTTGTATTACTTCAACTCTGTTGAGTTGTTGCAATATGCGATGACTAAGTCTTATCTTGAGGATATTGATTTTTTACTCACTCCAGATAAGCAAGTAAGATTTAACAAAAGACAAGATAGATTATATTTGGATATTGACTGGGGATCTCAATCAGCAGGAGAGTTTATCATTCTTGAGTGCTATAGAGCATTGGATCCTGCATCATTTTCACAAATTTATAACGATAGTTTCTTAAAACCATATCTCACTGCATTAATCAAACGTCAGTGGGGTAGAAATTTAAGTAAATTTAGAGGAGTCAAACTTCCAGGTGGTCTTGAGATGAATGGTGATGGTATTCTGCAACAAGCAGAACAAGAATTGGCAGACATTAAAGCACGAATGTCTTCTGAATATGAACTTCCACCCCTCGACTTTATTGGATAATGGCACTAAATCCGTTCTTTCTTCAAGGGACTGCATCTGAACAAAGATTAGTCCAAGATCTAATAAACGAGCACCTAGCAATGCATGGTGTGGAAGTTACGTATATTCCAAGGAAATATGTAAATAAAAAAACTGTACTTGAAGAAGTTCAAACTTCAAAATTTGATGATAATTTTGCAATTGAAGCATATGTGAACACATATGATGGATACGGCGGTGCTGGCGATATTTTAACCAAGTTTGGAGTTAGTGTTCGCGACGAACTGATTCTAACCATCTCAAAAGAAAGATTTGAGGATTTTATTGCCCCATTTATGGCGGGGCAAGATGATGGAACAGATGATTCGATCATGCCAACTCCAACTCGCCCAAGGGAAGGTGATTTAGTTTATTTTCCACTAGGACAAAGATTATTTGAAGTAAAGTTTGTTGAACATGAAGATCCCTTCTATCAGTTGGGTAAAAATTATGTGTATCAACTTAAGTGTGAACTCTTTGAATATGAAGATGAAGTTATTGATACAACCATTGAAGCAATTGATACTCAAGTTCAAGATGAAGGATTTATCACTCAACTTCAATTAATTGGTGTAGGTAGAACTGCTACAGCAACTGCACAAATTTCAGGATCTGTTCCAAGTGGATATGTTCAAGAAATTTTCCTGAATAATGATGGTGGTAACTACACATCTACACCGAAAATTATATTTTCATCATCACCTACTGGTCAGATTGGTGATACTGCAACTGCTGTTGGTTTCCTTACCACTAGGGCAGGAGTTACAGGTCTTGAAAAAATCTTACTTACAAATGCTGGTGCAGGATATACAGTTACACCAACAATTACTATCTCTGGTGGTGGAGGAAGTGGTGCTGCTGCAACATGTAGACTCGTCACATCTGGTCAAGGTGTTATAAGATTTACTGTTACAGATGGTGGTGTTGGATATGGAACTGCACCAGTTGTAACGATTGCTGGTCCACCTTCAAGTGGTATTGCACACACTGCTGTCGGTATTGCATCCATTGGACGTGATGGAACTTCAAATGTTCTCAAGTCAATTTATATTGAAAATGCAGGTAGAGGTTATAGTTCTAGTCCACAAGTTACCATTGCAGATCCAGAGACTCTTGCAGGTCTTGGAACTTACCTATTCAATGAAATTGTGATTGGTTCTAGGTCTGGAACATATGCAAGAGTTAAAGAGTGGGATAAAGATACCAATATTCTTAAAATTTCTAATGTTGGAATTGGAACAACTCAAGCAGAATTCTTTGCAGGAGAAAGTATTGTTGGACAAGAGTCTGGAGCATCTTATCCTGTTCAAGCATATCGTCATGATGACATTTATGATAAATATACCGAGAATGATGAGTTTGAAACTCTTGGAGATAATCTCTTAGATTTCTCTGAAAGCAATCCATTTGGGACATTTTAATGCTAGGAACATATTATTATCACGAAATTGTTAGAAAGACCATCATTGCGTTTGGTACTTTATTCAATGATATCCGTATTCGCCACCAAGGAGAAGATGGAACGAATTTTAGTGAAATAAAAGTTCCATTAGCATATGGACCTAGTCAAAAATTTCTATCAAGAATAACACAACAGGCAGATTTGAATAAAGCAGTTCAAATTACTATGCCAAGAATGTCATTTGAAATGACATCTATCAATTATGATGCTACCAGAAAGTCAAGTTTAGTTCAAACTTTTAAAACATGTGATGATGGGAGCAGAGCAAAGAAAGTGTTTATGCCAGTTCCATATAATATTGGATTTGAGTTAAATATTCTTTCAAAATTAAATGATGATTCATTACAAATTTTAGAACAGATATTACCATATTTCCAACCAAATTTTAACTTAACTATTGATTTGATTGACTCTATTGGTGAAAAAAGAGATATTCCGATCATTTTAGAGAGTGTAGGATTTCAAGATGATTATGAAGGAAATTTTGATACAAGACGTGCTTTAATACATACATTACAGTTTACAGCAAAAACTTACCTCTTCGGTCCTGTTGCTGATACCACTGATGGTCTTATTCGTAAGGTTCAAGTTGATATGTATACCAGCACTGATACGAAAACTGCTAAGAGAGAAGTTAGATATACTGTTACACCAACATCAAAAGTTGATAGAAACAATGATGGTGTAATAAACGAGGAAGATCATAAGTTATTACAACCAGGTGATGATTTTGGATTCTCGGAAACAACAGAGTTCTTTGCGGATGCTAAGAACTTTAGTCCAGTTCGTAAAATTGACGTCTGAGTAAAATGAGTAATAGTTATGAGTCCATTGATGAAGCACTCGATATTGAGAGTAGTATTGTTGAATCAAAACCAATGAAACCTGTTCCACCTAAAGTGGAAAAAGATGACATTAAAAAGGACTACGAGTACACGAGAGCAAACTTATATTCGTTAATTGAAAAAGGTCAGGAAGCAATAAATGGTATTATGGAACTTGCAGGTGAAAGTGCAAGTCCTAGAGCATATGAAGTTGCAGGTCAACTTATCAAGAGCGTTGCAGATACAACTGATAAGTTAGCAGACTTGCAAAAGAAATTAAAAGATCTCGAAGAAGATAATACTAAAAAAGGTCCAAACAATGTTACAAACAACGCTTTGTTTGTTGGATCAACCTCAGAATTATCAAAACTATTGAAACAAGGTTTTCTAAATAATACAGAAGATACTCCTAAGTAATGGCGAAGAAATCCTGTAAGCAGGGATATTACTATTGTTACGCTTCTAAGAAGTGTAAGAAAATCCCTATGGGATATGTCGTTGGAATGGGTGGTTGGCTCCGCAAAGAAAAGGAAGAAGAGAAATCTTCTGAAGAAACTGAAGGCAAGAAGACGAATGGCAACGGAAATGGTTCAAATGGCAATGGAAATGGGAATGGGGGGTCTAATGGGGGCTCTAATGGCGGAGGAGTATCAGAGGCGTGGAGTGCAAAATACAAAAAGTCCATCGATTGCGATAATCCAAAAGGATTCTCCCAGAGGGCACACTGTCGGGGTAGAAAAATGAACGAAGCAAAAGGCGGCGATCATGAAGTTGCGATGGCACAAAGCCAACTTAAGAAGTCGGCAGAAAATATTGCAAAGTTGAGAAAAGCATTAGGTAAAAAAGAAAAAGATCTTCCTGCTTGGATGCAAGCAAAGATTACGGATACAGCACACGACACTGATGCTGCTGCAGGATATATGGATGAAGGGACTCTGCAACAAAAAGCAGAACGATATGCTGAAACGTTGGTCAATAAGGCGAGAGGCACTGCTGCTGCATATGATGCTGCTAAGAAAAAAGCAGAGAATGTAAAGACTACATCTGGTAGTGTAACCATTCCTGAAGAAGTTATCACCGAAAAGCGTGACGGTAAGTCTGCTAAGGACAAAGGTTATTCACTCCGCGACTGGTTCAAAGGTGGTGGATGGGTACAAGCAGGTGGTAAATATGATGGTAAACCCTGTGCAAAACAAAAAGGTCAAAAGACCAAACCATACTGTCGCGATGCAGATGATCGTGCAGCAATGAGTAAGGAAGAGAGAAATAAGAGAGCACGCAAAAAGCGTAAAGAAGATCCAAATGCAAACAGAAAAGGGAAGGCAAGGAACGTGAGACAAGAATCTTTTTCAAACTGGAGACAAGACCTTCAAGAGAAACCAGGTGATGGTTATCTTGGACCAACACCAATCCCAAATCCAATTCGTCTTGCTCAGGATGCAGTTGATGCAACAAATAGAGCAAATGCAAAGAAGGTAGAACGAATTAACAAAATTCTTCCTGGTTCTGCATCAATGCCAAAGCATACTTATTTTAATAAAGGACCTAGTGCAGCATCGCAAAGATATCTTGGACTTCAAAATTCATTTGAACCAGAAGGTGAGATGCTCGAACAAGCAACATATCGTCAAAGACGTGGTATTGACATGACTGTTCCTTCTGATGTATATCAAGGAAATCCTGACCTTAGAGCGTCTCTTGGAAGGAGAGGAAGCCAACTTTCTAGGAGAGAAAGGGGTTATTTTAAATCTGCTGGCGGTTATGCTCGTATGCAACAAGATAATCAAACCATGCAACAAGTGATAGATAGAGGCAGAAAAAATCAGGAAAGGCTTTCCAGCAAAATGGTAAACACTGCGAACTGGACTGATAATCAGGGACGCAAAGTTTATGCTGGAAATCCTCCTATGAGATTTGATGTTAAAAATTCATTTGAACCAGAAGGTGATACAGTTTCTGAAGGAGATTACAGATATGGTAGTTATTCTACTGGCAGACAAAAAATGCTTGATGGAAGTTTAAAGACTCCTGCTGATATTGATGCATATATCAAATCAAAGAAGTCGGGCAAAAAACCACCAGTTCAAACGGATAAAGCACATTACGAACCAGAAGGTGAACTGGTTGATGAAGGCAAGAAAGATGCTTGCTATCATAAGGTCAAGTCACGTTATTCTGTTTGGCCAAGTGCATATGCATCTGGTGCATTAGTCAAGTGCCGCAAAGTTGGTGCTAAGAACTGGGGCAACAAGACCAAGAAAGAGGGATATGAATATTCCAACTGGAAAGATGATTTTGTAGGTACAGAATATGAATCTGTAGATATCATCAAACCAGAACCACTCCAACCAACTGAAGGTATTGGTAGTCAGATGCTTGATGAAGCACCAATGGTTGAACCATCTACTAGTGCAGCAGTGCCTGCTAAGCGCCCATCAATGATGCAACAGGTGCAAAGTCTTCGTGCAATGCGAATGAGATCGATGCAAAGGCAGGGATTGCCTTTGGAAGCAGAAAAAATTAGATCAAAATTGTCAACCTCTGAGGTTAATGCAAGTAACGAAAGAGCAAGAGAATTAGATAAAATTAGAAGACAATCAAGAGATGCTACGATTGCTAGTTCAAGGACACAGCAACCTGCACCTCCAGCAAGAGGTCCTATTGCTCGCACTCCAATGCAGCAGACAACTGCTCCAGTGACAAAAACACAACCCACTTCAAATACTTCCACTATAACTCCACCTGCTGTAAATCAACAACAAAGAGATGCTGCTGCTGAGTTATCTAAGACCCCAGAGGGACGTGAAACATTGACAAGATATAATATGGATCCAAAAGTGGTAAGACCACAACCAGAAGTCAAACCACAACCGGAACCAAAAGTTCAACCAACATCACAACCAACATCACAACCACAAAATAGTGGTGCTAACACCGAACCAAAACCAATTCGTCTTAAGGTAGAACCATATCAAGGTAATCAATCTTCATCACAGCAACGAGTTCAACAAGTTGCTTCCACTACTGAAAAATCTTTTAATGATAAATTATTTGGTAGTATGGGATATACAAAAAATCCTTTAGGCAACTCTTATCTGTCACCACAACAGATTAGACAAATGGAACGTGATATAAGGATGAATAAAAATTATAGTGCTGGTGGTTTGAGGCAATATTATAATCCTGTTACTAAAAAGTTAGAACTTCCAGAAGAAGTTCAACTTGATGAAAAGTGCTGGAAGGGTTATGAGAAGAAAGGTATGAAGACAATGTTTGGTAAGAGATATCCAAACTGCGTCAAGAAAAAGAAAACCAGAAAGGAAGAAGTAGAACTCACAGAAGCACCTTACAAGAGACCTGCAGATGGTGCTGGTAGAGCAACTTCCACACCACCCGCAGGAGTTCCACATGCAGATGATTCTTATGTATTTCCAGGTGGAGATGTTGTAAAACCAGGCACGATGATTGATGGTTCAAGGAATGCTGCTCAAGCAGAAAGAGAGAAAGCTGCTAAAAAAAGAAGGCAGCAAGTAAGAATGGACACTCTTAATAGAATCATCAAAGATCATCCAAAGAATTGGGATTTTAGTAATGAAAATGTTGAAAGAAGAATGATGACTGGCGAATCTTCAAACTGGAGAGCAGAACTTGCAATCCAAGAAGATTGGCAGAAAACAAATCGTAAGGACAAAACCGATGGTATGTCCCAAAAAGCAGTTGATGCCTATAAGCGTGAAAATCCAGGTTCTAAACTGAAGACTGCTGTAACAGGTAATCCAAAGAAAGGAAGCAAGGATGCAAAGAGACGTAAGTCTTTCTGTTCTCGCTCTAATGGTCAGAGAAAGATGCACAACATCGATTGCTCTAAGACCCCAGATAAGAAAATCTGCAAAGCACGTAGGAGATGGAAGTGCTGATGAAAACTTTCAAACAATTTTTAGAGTCAACTGAGTATTACGTAATACCTGGATTAAGTCAGGAACCTTTGGAACCTAAAGTTAGAGTGACACCATCTGAAGTAAAAAAAGAAAAAGACAGGGAGAAAGAAGATTATTATGTTGATTATAAATTTAATCGAATGCGTAAGATCCGTAGAAGAAGTCGTTAAAAATTGATTCGTTATGAGTGAACAGTATCTTGGTAATCCTAATCTAAAAAAAGCAAATACGGCGGTCGAATTTACCGAAGAACAAATCATTGAATTTGTCAAGTGTAAAGAAGACCCCGTTTATTTTGCAAACAATTA